CTAATTATTTTCCATATCAGCTAATCGTTTTCTTTCTTGTTTTAATGCTTCGACTAAACTATTGTCTATATTACATTTGAAGTTTTCTATATTTGTTACTACAATTAATTTTAAATCTTTTATATCATACCCTTTCAAATGTTTAGCCATTGATTTTAACCAATCTCCATGTTTAAAATCTAAAGTTATACTTATATCTTCTCCTTCATTTAAAGTTAATGGTAATTTAGCACTAAGTGAACCATCAGTCTTTTGATAAAAGTTTTGTTTAATTTTTCCTCTTTTTATTTCCCATCCAATTGCATTAATTTTAACATTCCTAGTACAAATATTTACTATTTCAATATGACATACTTCTTGTTTTTCTTTAGTGAATGTATCAATTAAAATACTTGAATTTACTTTTATTTTTAACTTTATTTTATTGTTGTTATTTGCTAACCACAAAGATGTAATTACAGCTCCTATCGTTCCAAATCCTGATATCCAAGTTCCTACTGCATTCCATATATCTACAGTTGAAGTTTCCATTTATCTCCTTATTAATACTCCACAAACTTTACCTATTACATTCACATCAATAATATTATATATTACATCACTAAAGTTTGGATTGTTTGATTTTAAAATAACTTTATCATTATTTACTTTAATCGATTTAATATATAAACCATCTTTTGTATTAATCACATAAATACTTTTATTATCTATTTCTTTTTTACTTCTATCTACAAATATTAAACTTCCATCTTTTATCTCAGGTTCCATACTCTCACCAAATACTTGTAATACTTCTGTATATTTATAGCTACTATTTATATAATTTAAGAGTTGTTTATCTATTATAAGTGGCACACTATTTATTGAATAGTTAATTGCTCCAGCTCCTGCTGAACCAATAATATTCTTTTGATACTTTAATATGATGTAATTAGATGTGTTTTCAATTAAGCTCTCAGGAAGTTGATTAAAGAAAAACCAATTAATAGATATATTTCTTTTAGCTAGAAAGCTCATTATCTCATAGTATGGAATAGAGCCTCTTGCCTTTTGTTTTCTGAAGTTATCGTAGTTAATGTTAAGAGCTGTTGCAATATTTTTATCAAGTACTCTTTTATTTCCAACTTCTTGAGAGAGTATGTCTTTTATTTTTTCTAGTATTTCGCTAAAATTTATCATATGAGATATTATCTAAAAAAGGTTTATTATGAAAAAAAAAGAATTAGCAAAAAAAACAATTAAACACATAATTGCAAAAACTAAAAATGGACTTATAATTACATCTGAGAGACCTGATATTAGTTATATCGTATATGATTTTTTAAAACGAAAAAAATAGATAAGAGAATTTTCTCCTATCCTAATAATTAGTTATAAACACCTCCCTCACACTTTTATTCTTCCCATGCATATTTTTTCCTAGAGTATATTCAATCTCTTTTGTAGATCTAATATTAAAATCTTTATAAAGCTCTCTTACAACTACACTATCATTATAAGATAGTAAAAATCTACCTTTTACTTTTGACAACAGTTCTGCTAATTGTTCATGCTCTTTGATTCCAAATCCACCTGTATTTTTATAGTAAGATTCAGTACTTACATAAGGAGGGTCTATATAAAAGAATGCATCTTCTTTATCGTAAAGTGGGATAAGTTTTGAGAAAGACATATTCTCTATAGTTACACCTTTTAATCTATCACTTATCTTTTTAAAATCTCTATAAATATTTTTAGGCTTTCTTCCTGATTTTGCAGACATTGCAAAGTTATCACCTTTGCTGCCAAAACTTTGTGTTAATTGATAGAAATAAAAAGCAGCTGCTTCTATATTGTTTTTTGGTTTTAGTTTTCTAATCTTTATATCTTGAAAAATCTCTCTTGAGATAAATAAATCATTTAAGTACATTGATAAACTTTGGGGATTATTTCTAATTGCTCTATGAAGATTTATAAGCTCTGAGTTTATATCATTAAAAACTTCTAATTTTGATGGTTCTTTTTGATATAAAACACTTCCAGCTCCTCCAAATACTTCAATATAAATGTTATGGTCTTGAGGAATAAAATCTATAATATCTTTAGCTAATTTAGTTTTACCACCTACCCATCCAAATGGGGCTTTTAGTTTTGTTGAATGCATAATTATCCTTTGTGAAAAAATGTCACTTTTTTAGAGTTAAATTTTTTATTTTGTTAAAATTCTTATGCAGTCAGCTTGGGGAAGGTGGCTGTGCTTTTTTATTTATTTTTTAATTCTCAAACTCTAAACTTGTACTCCATCCACCACTTTTACTAAAACTATGTCTAACTTGTGTGATGTTATATTCATAATCATCTTCTCCTATATTTAAAAGCTTCAAAATCCCACCTGCATATATAACTTCACCTTCACAAGTAAGACTTCCTGATACTTTTCCTTGGTTTGCTTTTTCAAGTTTAGCTTTAGCCTTTGCTCTAGCTTCAGCTTCACTTGAGAAATTTCCTTTATAAATTAGTATTGGTTCTGCTGCATCTTTTGGAATAAATATCTCTTTTCTTTTATTCTCTTTTGTATCATGCCAGCTTACTTTCACACTATTATAAAAAGTCTTTTCACTATGAATTATTGGAACTTCATCTAAGCACTTATTTACATCTATTTCATATCTGGGTAAAAGTTCATTCTTCTTATCATTTTTTACTTTTTTCACAAAGTATAAAGTTTCATTTTTTAGATTAAAAATAGCGTTATATTCATCAGCTAAGCGATTTAAAAAGCTCATGTCCGATTCATTTGTTTGAGCTACACTTTTAATATATAGATCATCAAAATCACACTTAACTTTTAAATCATATTTAGCAGCTATTTGATTTACAATATCTACTATTTTTACATTCTCAAAAGTCCTATTTCTTTTTACTTTGAAGTTACTTTTAAAGTCCACACCTGTTGCTGTTATTTGAAGTTTCTTAAAGCTCTTTTTTGTTTCAGTTACTTTAAAAACTCCAATTAGTTGTAATGTTTCATAGCCTAAATAAACCTTTATTTCATCACTTGATTTTGGTCTTTTATATTTGCCAGATACTTCAATATCTAATTGGTCAGAGTTATTATTAGCATAATCTGTAACTGTTAAACTTGATAAGTCTTTTAATATATTTTGTGTTTTATCTGTACCATTAACAACAATTTTAAATAAAGGTACTCTTACCATAACTCATCCTCTACTTTGATTTTCTTTTCAATTATAGGAAGAATTACTACATCATTTTCATCTAAATATAGTTTATTTTTTAGGCTACTATTTAACTCTAATACTTCTTTAAAATTATCCAAAGTACCTAATTTTTCTTGAACAATTTTGTCCAATCTATCACCTTGTTTAGCTGTAACTTTTATTGTCATACTCCACCTACTTTTACAAGTTCAATTGAGTATGATTGTTTTAAGAAACTTCCATCTTTCAAAAATAGATTCTTTGTTTTTTTAATTGAAAAAATCAAAATCGTATAAGCTTCTCCAGTTGAAAAAGCAATTGTTAATGGTTCTTTTTTAGCTGCAAGTTTTTCAAAGTCATCTAAAGCTCTCATACTTTTTACAATTAAGACTCCGCTTATTTCATCTTTTTGTTCTGACTTACCAACACTTTGATAGGTATCATAATCACCTATTCTTGAAAACGTCACAAATGGATATTCAATAGTTGTTGCAAAAGTATCATAAGAAGTTTTAGAAATATCAAACTCAAAATCACCTATTAAACATAACATTAAAATTCCTTATCACTTAAAGATGTAGTATTAGTTTTTAATCCTGCAGCTACACCTTTTTCAACATCAGCTGTACTACTTGGATTATTTATCTCTATTTTTTGAATAGTTACATTTTGATTTTTACTTATATTTGTACCATTCAAATTATCTAGTTTAACTGGCTCAACAGGTTGTAAATTTGGGATTTCTTTTTTATATCCACCTTCTAAAGTAAAAAATGAACTTGCATCTTTAAAAAAACTTCCAACTTTATCTCCTGCACCTGAAAAAAACTCTTTTGTTGAATTAATCGCTCCTAATACTTTAGTCTCTAACCATTGAAATTTCTCAAAAAACCAATCAAATACTGCAACAAATGGTTCTTTAACTTTTAAAGCTAAAGTCTCAAATACAGGAGCTATTACAGAAACAATACTGTTAAAAATCGATGTTATTCCATTCCATAAATTTAAGAAAAAGTTAGTTATAGGTGTCCAATTATTAATTATCATCCCTAATGGAGTCCAACCCAAATACTCTTTCACAAAAGTTATTCCTGTTGAAAAAGCACTTTTAATTCCATCCCATAAACCTATGAAAAATCCTTTTATAGGTGTCCAATATGTATAAATTAGTGTTGCAGCAACTACAATACCAACAACTGCTAAACCTATTGGATTAGCTAAAAATAAAGAATTTAATACTAATAAAGCTTTTCCAATATTTAAAAAACCAGCTATCACAAAACTTGCCATATATCCAACTGCACTAAATCCAATTGATAAAGCAACAGCTCCAACTACAACCATACCTATTACTTGACTTAAAACAGGGAACTTTGTTACAAAATCACCTACTTTATTTCCTATTTCCCTAACTGGAGTAATAACAGAGTTTAATGCAGGTAAAAGCAATGATCCAAAATTTATAGCTATTGATTTAACTGAATTTCCTAGAAGAACTAAATTATTTTTTGTTGTTTTACTTCTTGTTTCAAACTCTCTTTGCATACTTCCTAAATATTTTGTTCTATCAGCTGTATTTTCCAAAGCTTTTGTATAGTTATCTAATCCACCAACAAGTAATGCTATATCATCACTGTATTCAGCACCAAATAGGTCTGATAATACTCCCATTTGTTTTGACTTTGGAAGTTTTTCTAATGTTTTTAGAAAACTAATCAACCCACCTTGTGCATCTTTTTCTATTGATTTTTTTACATCTTTTGCACTTAATCCAATAGCATCTAATCCCTCTTGAAAAGACTTATTTTGTTTATCTGCTGTTTTAAGTTTTAGTAAAAGAGCATTTATTGAAGTTGCTGCAACTTCAGGTGGTTTACCTAAAGCTAGAAATGCACTACTCAAAGCTGAAGTTTGAACCGTAGTTAATCCAAATACTTTGGCAGTTCCTCCTATTCTTCCTAAAACTTCTACTACTTCTCTTGCTTTTGAAGCTGAAGTATCTGATAGATGATTTATAGCATCTCCTAGTTCTACTACTTGATTTTGAGTTAAACCGTAAACATTCATAAGTTTTGCGATACTATCTCCAGCGGATTCAGCACTCATATCAAAAGCTGTACTCATTTTTGCAACAGTAGTTGTGAACTCAAGTAAATTTTCTTTTGCAATACCAAGCTGTCCCCCACTTGCAGCAATAGAAGCTAACTCATTTGCATTTAAGGGAATCTCTTTTTTTGTTGATAACTTTATTATTTCCTGTTCAAATCTTTTAGCTTCCTCATCGGTTGCAAAATTAACTACTTTTTTTACATCTGCCATTGCACTTTCAAAATCAATTGCAAATTTAAAAGGCATTGCAACAGTTCCACCAAGAGCAACTTTATCCATAACAGAGGATTTGAATTTATTTCTATATTCTTCAATACCGTTAAAACTTAGTTTTGTTTTTTCAAGTAGTGTCATATTATTTTTTAAAGCGATGATTTTTGTATTTAATTTAGTTACTTCAGTTGATGTAGCACCAAATTTATTAGCTAGTTGAAACTTTTGACTTTCAAGTTTTTTTAGTTTATTATCTAATAATGATGTACTATTTATAGCACTAGAAAAAGCACTTGCACCTTTAAATGCTGCACCTATAACTATTCCTAAACCTACTGTTTTCAACTATTTTTCCTTTAAGGTATTATTTGCTTCATTCGAGAAGTACAAAAAATCATCCAAATCCATCTCAAGCATATCTGCATAACTAAAGTTAAAGCAATGACCTATTAAAGTCATTGCTTTTAAACAAGAGTTATACTCAATTACAACAAAAGTGCTTTTTGTAACTTCCCATAATCATCAATATCCATTTCATCAATTTCTGCCTCAGTTTTTTGAGTTAAATTTACAATTAATGCTATTTCTTTTTCCATATCATCTTTGATATGATTAACTAATTTCATATCTTTTACTTTTGCTCGTCTTCCTTCAACAACTTCACCTGTACTTAATTTTACTTTTATTGCTCTACTCATCTTTTTCTCCTTATGCTATATTTGATCTAAGTTCTGCTAATAAATCTTTTCCAGCTATTTTTGCAATCATATTTTTTGTGTCCAATTGAACAAACTGTTTTCCATCTACTTCTAACTCAAAATATTTAACTTTTACTTCTATTGTTTTTTTAACTTGTTCTTTAGCTTTCCAGCTTCCTAAGTCCAAATCAAAATCACCTTTTATAGTTGCAACTGCTGGAACTGCTTTACCATCACTAAAAACAGAACCTTTTGCTACAAAGTAAGCATTTTCTGCATTTGCCATTGCTTCAATCACATATTTTGAATATTGTTTTAATACAAATTTAGCCTCTAATTTTTGAAATGTTCCGTTTTTTACATCAATCTCAAAACCTCCCGCATTAAGTGTTTCTCTATTAAATTGAATTTTTGGTAATTCAAATTCATCAGATACACCTAAATGACCAATACCATTTGCAAAGATATTTATCTCTTGTATAAATTGTGGTGTTTTAATTTCAGCCATCTATTACTCTCCTTGATTTAAATAATTAATTAACACTTCAGAATAATCATCCACATAAACAAGCTCTATGTTTAGCTCTTTAATAGATGGCATATCCTGGAACTCAACTGTTAAATAAAACTTACCAGCTGTTACTGTTGCTTTAGTATTTTTCTTTGGATCAAAATAAACATAAAATCCAATAGCAACACTATTTCCGACAAGTTCATTCATAAAATCTGTAACAGTTTTTTTAACCTCAAGCAGTTGATCTGCTTCTCTATCTCTTGCCCATTTATTTGCTTTAATAATTGCATCAAGTACTCTATAAAAAGTTCTTACTCTATCAAGAGCTTGCCAAATAGGATCAATATCTCTTGTCTCAAAACCATAAGTTCGCCAACCCTCATCTAAGAGAACTAAACAAGCACCCTCTTGTCTAAGTCGTCTTGCTTCACAATCACTACCCTCAAGGTACTCAATTTCTCTTGTAGTTCCAGCAGCTCCTAAAACTAATCTATTTGAATGAGACTTTGCCCAACCAAAAGACTCAGCATCAAATCTTGCAATTACTCCAGCAAGAATTGCAGAGTTTGGAATTTGTAAACCATCAGCTTTTGTATATGCTGTTGTATGAAGCATACAACGACTACCAAAATTTTCCATATAAGCTTTAAATCCAGCTTCATCTTCACTAAAATCATCTGTAATACCTGTTGCCCAAAGTTTTGTGGCAATTGCATCTATTTTTGCACCAATTTCAACGTCTGCACTAAAAATAGGAGCGATGATTAATCCTAATCTTAAATTTATTCCTGTTGGATAACTTGATTTTGTAAGTTCACCAATGGCAGCTAAAACATCAATTTTTAATTGTGCTGCATCTTCATTTTCAGGAACTAAATAACAAACAATAGGACAATTAACTCCTTGTAAATAAATACCTGTAAGAGCTGCTTTTAAAGTACCTGTTGCAATATTAGAAGTTTTAATATAAGTTAAACCTTCCTCTGCATTATTGAACTTTTTAAAACCAACATCACCTGAGCTAACTGTTGCAACAATTCCAATAGGTGTTGAACTTTCAACAGTTACTGGTCTAGCTGCACTTGCACTAATAGAACCATTTATACCAAACAATAACTCCACTTTATTCTCCTTTTATTAAATTAAATTCCAACTGATATCTTCTAAAGCAGTACCTTCTAATTCAGCTTTATTAGATATTTCTCTTATTTTATCAATCCACTCATACTCAGCTTTGTATGTTTCATCTGTTCTAGGGTGATTTAACTGCCAAATTATTGTGTACCTACTTGCAATTATCTCCCCAGCTTTAGTTTTAATAGAAAGTACTCTGTCTTCTTCATTAGTAACAGCATTCAATACTGTTACTAAGTCATTAAATTCTTTTTCTGTAATCTCAAGTAAGTTTTCATGATTTTCTATAATGGGATCAACATACAAATTACCCACGGCATCTTTAAAATATTTCATTTTTTTATCTCCTAGCGTAGTTCTACGGCAACTGAATGACCGCTTATAATATATCTTGCACCTGCTGGAATAACTGCACTAGCAAATAATCCAACGACACCCCCATTCCCATAATTTTGATAGTATGACTGCGCAACTAATACACCTGCAACAGTTATAGTTAAAGTACCACTAGAGGCTGGACTTTTCCATACATTTAACTGTATCGGGTTCCCTGTTGAATTAGTATACGTTACTCCACTAGTTTTAGTTACTGCTTGCCACGTCTGCGATATACCCAATCCTGTATTAGGCGGTAATGCTACATAATCATAAGCTCCAGACCCCTTATATAGATATAATGTATTACCACTAATTCTTAATGGGTCTGTAGCATGTAATGCTTGAGCTGAAGCCACTGTAACAGCTCCTAGAGCAGCAACTACTTGCGCTGGAGTACTAGGTCTGATATAGTTATTACTAGCTGTGTCGACTTGCGTCATTATAAAACCAATAGATGGATTAGTAGTGTCATACTCACTCTTAAATATTCTTGCATTAATATCGCCAGCTGAATCTCTTACAGCAACTGTATTTGGGGTTGAGGCAACAGTTGAATGGCATCCATCTATCGTATCGGCATCTAATCCACTTCCTGATCCATCTACAGATTTTATTTTTGCTAACACATCAGCTGCTGTATATGCAGAAGCATTTAGTTTTGTATTTAAAGCTGTTTGTAATCCAGCGATATTACTAATTCCAAGAGTGTCTAAAGTAGCTCTATTTAACTCTATAAAATCAACTATTTCTTGTAAAGTATCAAGATTTGAAGTATCACTTAAAAGTAAAGTATTTATTTGATCTATATAACCTTTTAGTATTTTACCTTGTGCTGCAGATAAAGGCTTATTTGTATCTGTTGCAGTTAAAGAGTTTTTTACATCTGTATAGTTTAATTTCAAAGCTAAAGAATTATTTACATCTATACTATTTGCTTTTAAAGCTAAGGCACTAATAGCTGCATCACTAAGAGGTAAATCCTTGGGTGCTAAGTTAGCAACATTTCCAAGTCCTATTTGAGCTTTTGTTACATTATGAGGATTACTTTTATCTTCTTTATGAGAGTTTACATAACTAACGGTTGCATAAACTAAGCTATTATCTGTATTAAATACAATATTTTCTGTATTTGTAGATGTTGTCGATACTTTTATATGAACTGCTTTAGATGAACCTTCATCTTGATTTACTTTATATGTAATAGGTACTGTTCCTATACAAATACAATCTCCATCTATATCAAATAGAGCAACTTCTTTTATCCAAAATCCACCAATCTCTGAAGGAATTATTAAGTCAAAAAATGTAGTTCCATTTTTAGTATCAACATTATTTATATCTGCTCTATATTCTTCGAATAAAAGTCCTGTCATATTAGGATTTAGATTTGTAATAACTCCACTTCCAACTGCAAATTTAGCTATTTGAATATAATTATTATTCAACTCTGCATTTTGTTTTTTTGTAAGTCCAATATTTGTAAATATTAATCTATATTGACTCATGCGATTAACTCCAATTCAATAAATTCAGAAGATGATGTAGAAGTACCTAAATAAATATTTGCTGTATCTATACTTGCTGTTACATTTATTGCATCTAATACACTTCTTACATTTTTATAAATAATTACATACTGTTCTAACACTTTTAAATCCTCAGCACTATAAGCTATACCAATACTTTCAATATCAATTTTAAAATGATATTTATCTCCTCCATAAGACCACCACTCTTGTATCTTTGCAGTAATATTAAATTGTTCAAGTACTTTCTCAACTGCATACAAAGTCCCTTTTTTTCTTTTTAGAATTTTTGAAAAAGAGATAAGATTCCTTTTTTCTTGCTCACTTAAATCATCACTCCAAAAATCAACTGAATTTTCATAAGCTAAAAAAGGTAAAAATTTCTTATCACAAGTTTTAGGATTTAACATATCTTTTAAAGGAGCAAGTTCACTTCTAATATTTTCAAATAAAATAAAAGCTAACTCATCAAGAGAGTGAAGCTCACTTTTTTCAAATTGTGGTAATAGTGATTGAAATATCATTACAGATTCCTATTTCATTTTCTAAAACTTCAACATTTGAAACTGGAGAGTTTACTACTACCTCTTTAATTCCTTCAACTTTTAAAAAGTCATTTATTTCTGATAAAGTAATTACTTCACCTATTTTTGTAATCTCTTTTAATCCAGTTTTCAATGAGTTAAGAGCTGCTATTTGAAGTGCAGCTGATTCTTGATTTTTATAAATCTTTAGATTTGCATCTATATTAAATAAAACTTTTGTTGCTTCAAAAACTTCAACTTTATCAGTAAGAGGTCTTTCTTGTTTATCATTACAAGCTTCTATAATCCTTTGATGCATAAGTTCATCTGCTTTTTCACTAAAATAATAGATTTTCACAACAGCGTCTTCATTACCTATTATTTTTACATCCTCTATTCTTCTATCTGATTTTAAAACTAAAGATTTATAAGTCTCTTCAGCTCCTGCTGTACTTTTATCTGCAAATGAAATTAAATATCTATTTAATAAACTCTCATCTGTTTCAGTTTCTGCACCATTTTTAAAAGCTTCAAGAGCTTTAGCTGTAATAACATAAGGTAAAGAAGTAGTAATATTTTCAGTTTTCACACTACTTTCAGAGATTTTTTCTTGTAGTTCAATTACTCCTTGTGTTTTTAAAGTTCCTGCTTTTATCGTTATGTCATTTAATAAAATTGCTTCAGAAGAATTTGTTTCATCTTTTAAAACTAGACCTGCTTGAATTGTATAATCGTTAGTTAATACAGCAGATATTGAAAATTCATAAACTGCATAAGGATTAGAACCAGCTAATCTTTCAATTCCATTTTCTGCAACTTTATGATCTAAGTTAGCTCCACTACAAAAAGCTAAAAGCAACTGCTTAACTATTTCATTTATCTCATTTCGTAAATATAATTCTCTGTATGAAAATGCTTGAACTACAAGTGAATACTGGTCTGAATCCAAAGGTTGCCAATCAATTCCATGTGTTGTAAAAATACCTTTTAAAATATCTATATTTGAAGCTAAAATCTCTTCATAAGTTTTTGTATTTAAAACTGTTGGAGTTGGTAATGCTTTAACATTTATCATTTTAGATTTACCTCTACTTCACCTATATTTAAAAGTATCTTTAAAACCAAAGAACCTTTTGTGGGTTCTATTAAAAAATTAACTCTATTTACACTTGCTCTTGGCTCATTTTTTGCTATTGCTTCAAAAGTATATTTAGTTGCAAGAACTCTAAAACTCTCATCAGCTTCCCTATCTCTTAAAGTATAAAGTAAACTTCCAAACTCAGGTCGCATGACTCTGCTACCCAAGGGAGTTTTTAAAATACGATTTATACTTTCAGAAATATCAGCTAGATACATATTAATCCCTTGAATAGCCATGATTAGAGTGATTAGTTAAATCACCTTTATTATCCGTTATAATTCCAGATGAATTAATATTTTTTGCAGAGATGTCACAATCAAAATTAGCTCCACCAATATCACTTCCACCACTTATTGCAATTCCATTTTGTCCAGTCATTCGTTTTTTTACTAATAAATTACCATCGATAGTTACATCACCTTTATGTAAAGAAGTACTTTCAATATAAGTTGTTTCAGCTTTTACCTTTGCCTCTTTACAAACTATATTTATAAGTCCAGCAGCATTAATATCTAAAGTTTTAGATTCACTATCGTAGAAAATTGTTGTACCATCTTCGTATGTGATAACTTCTCTTTTATTACTTAAACCATTTGGTTCTTTGTTATCCACATTATAAATAGATCCTAAAATAACTCCAACATTTCCAACACCACTAGGACTTAAAACTACAACTTGCTCACCAACTCTAATTGGACTTGCTTTTTTTGTAAAAGAGTTGTTTTTACTAAGCATTGGAAAAAAATCTGTCACTCTTTCATCATCAACTTTTACACGTGCAAGCATTTTCCCATCTGCTATTTTTGTATCAGTTACAGTTCCAAACTGAACTAAATTTGCAATTAATCTTTCTAGTTCTGCACTCATCATCTTTTCCAAATAGAAGTACCAGTTCTTTTTTCATAACTTCTAAGTACAAAATACCCTGATACAGTAGTAATACATAAAGTTGTAAATAGTTCAACCCAATGCTCTTTTATTGTAAAATTCCCAATATTCCCATCAAAAATTGCCAATAAAGTAACTATTGCAACTAGATATGCAGTTAATACTGGTCTTAAAAGTTTTGCAAATCTACTATCAGCACTATTATCACTTTTCCATCTTTCAGTAATATTCTCTTCTTGCTTTTGTTCATTCGCATAATCAAGCTTTTTATCTTCAAGTTTTAACTCTTCAATTCTAATTGCATATTGGGTTTCAAGCTCTTTTAGTTTTACTACAGTTTCAGGATTTTGTTCTACATATTTAACTACATCATCTTTTGATTCAAAATCTACACCAAACTCTTTACCTACATTTTGAATAACATTTTTTGTTAAATCTTTTACAGCTTCAGTTTTATCATCGCTTGTAAAAAGTTTATAAATATTTGGAGCTGCTGCTAATAATAATTGTAATCCTAAACTAAGCATCTTTTTTATCCTTTAAAGCTTGTAAAATTAAATCAATCTTGTCATCAATATTTTTCATAATAAGGTTATGCTCTTTTCTTGAGATGTATCTAACTTCAGCATCATCTTTTCTAAGAAGTTCTTTAATGTGCAAATCAAAATTCTTTAATTGATTTTCTATCTCTTTTAACTCTTTATGTACAAAATCTTTAAAGCTTTTTAGACCATCACTTATATCAGCTGCTTTATCTTTGTTTTTTTCATTCTTATACTTCAAAGCAAAATAAGCACCTACAACTGTAGTAAGAGTAGAACCTAATAAAAATAGATCTTTTATCTCAAGAGTTAAATCCACATAAAAACCTTTTTTTCTTCGCAGTTTACAAGAGTTAAGAACTCACTATAAAGTAAAGCATTTTTGAAAAGCATTTTTTTAAAAAATACGACTATATAGGCTATTCATAGATTTGTTATGATTGGGTCTCTTAAAATTTGGAAAAGGAAAGTCGTGCAAAAGTATGAAGATGAATTAAAAAATATACTTTCAGATATTGCAACTTGTGAGACTTATTTTGGAGAGTTCTACTCTTTAAATGAGATAAAAATAGATTCTAAAAAAATGCCTATTATTTATATAGATTTTTTAGGAGAAACTCCAGTTGATAATTATGAAGTATCTTTAGAATTCTCTTTATACATAGTTCATGCTGCTTTTTCAAAAAATGAAAATATTAGAGATTCAAAAAGATATGAAATTTATACTTTATTAAAACAGATAAATGAAGCTTTACAATCTAAACCTGTTTTAGATTCACAACTTATAAAGTCAAAAGGCTCAAAAAAAATACTTGATGCAAAAAGTGCAAGTGCCTACATAACAATTTTTAAAAAGAATATTGAATTTTCAATCAATACAAATCAAATACAAGGAAGTTTAATTGAATAAAGCATTTATTACCTGCAGTATCTTGTTTGCTTTAAATTTAGAAGCAAATAACGAATTTAAATTAGCTGTTGTTGGAAAATGGCAAGGTCACATAAATGGACCTTTTGAAATAACTCTTGATGATCTTAATCAGATGAAAAAAAACTTTGATGATGCCAAAGTTGATGGAGTAATAGATTTAGATCATGCAACAGTTTTTAATGGAACAGGAGAAGCTTATGGATGGATAAAAGAGTTAGAAGTAAGAGAAAATGAGTTATGGGCTAGTAAAGTCGAATGGTTAGATCATGGAAAAGAGCTAATCAAAGCTAAAAAATACAAATACATTAGTCCTGTTTTGTTACCAAATACAATAAATCAAGTTGATGGGGCAAATATCGGTTGGACAATTCATAGTACTGCATTAACTAACAGACCTTTTTTAGAAGAACTGGGAGAAATAGTAGTAAACAATAATCAAATTCAAGACAAAGGAGAAAATAGTATGACGCCAGAACAAAAAGAAAAGATGGAAAAACTTGAAAAACAAGTTGAAACATTAACAGCAGAAAAAGAAACAGCAGAAGCTGAAAAAATTACAGTTCAAGTTGATGCAGCAATTGCAGCAAACAAAGTTGCACCTGAACAAAAAGATTCACTAATCACATTAGGAAAAGCAAATCCAGAAGCTCTAAGTGATTTATTAGCAAAAGCAAAAGCTTTTGTTCAAGTACCAGGTAATGATTTATTTCAAAATAACAATAACAATCAAGGTAAAAAAATTGATGTACTTAAATTAGGAGGAATTATTAATGGCTGAGTATACAGGAGCAAGTATTAAAAATATTTCTATGGTTAAAGCTAGTGATGTTTTTATTAATGATTTAGTTTCAGTTGTTGGTACTGTTAATGTTACAGCATTAGCAATTACAAAAGATGGTGTTCTAAAAATCGGAACTATTTTAAGAACATTAGATGGTGGAGAAAATTGGGAAACTTTATCAACTCCAGCCTATATAGCTGGAGTGTATGATGATGAGGCAGAAGTATACTTTGAAGGTCATATCTACAAAAGTACTGTAGCCGCTAATGAAAGTGCTCCACAAACAGGTGATTGGGAAGATTTAGGCGAATGGGGTGCAAATGGTATTTTAAAAGAAACACTTACAGAAACAAAAAGAACTTCCGTATTAGTTCTAGGTAGTGCAAAAGGTAAATATCTAGTAGATTTAGATTCATACCTAAAAGTGCAATTGTTTAAAAATAAATTATTTATAAAATAAGGGGAAGAAATGACAATTTTAGAAATCATAAAATTATGGACTAGTACAAATATGCTTAAAGCTATCAACTCAATTAAGCTTGTTAGTACATATACATATGACAAATACTTTAAAGGTAAAGAAGAACCTGTATATGGAAATATTGCAAAACTTAAGATTAAAAAATCTGCAAGTGTTGTTTTAGAATCAATTGCACCAGGTGCTGACAGATTACTTGATGATTTAGATGATGTTTATCAACTAAACATTGATATTCCAAGATTCGGTAAAGATGCAGAACTTTTAGCAAATGAGATTAATCAATTTGATTCATTAGATGGAACAGATAAAGCTGAAGCTGTATCAAAATGGATTACTGGGAAAATGAAAGAACACCTTGGAGATTATTCAACTACTACTGAATTTATGGCAACAGGTGCTCTATTTGGAAAGATAGTTGATGGAAAAGGAAAAGTGTTGTTTGAATTTACAACAACTGCTGACCCTATCGAGTTTAAAGATAAAGATATTGATTCTGTTTTAGAAGAGATAGATGAAGCTTTAGTTGAAGAAGTTGGGATGGAAGTTCCTTATGAGATTTTATGTTCATCTATATTTATGCAAAGAATAAGAGCAAAAGCAAAAGCTGAAAAACTATTTGAAGACAAAACTGCACAAAATATTGATGAAGGTGGAAAAAGAATTTTACTAGTTCATGGAAAAAGATTTGTTCCATATAGAAATTCTTATCCTGATACAGAGGGAGATAGAAAACCATTTATTGAAGAAGGTAAAGCTGTTGTTGTTCCCGATTCACCTGAAGTTTATAGTGTAGCAGTTGGAAGAGCTGATCATATTGAAGCTTTAAAAAGTGTTCCAAAACAATTCTTTGCTTCACAGCCTGAACCTTTAGCAAAAGGTAAAGGATATGGATTCTCAACTGAGACAAAGATTTTACCTTATTGTGTAAGACCAGGGGCTTTAATTAAATTGAAATTCTCTTAAACAATAGCAATTTAAGATAAAAGCCTTTACGGGCTTTTATTTACTAATTCGATAAATCTATCGAATAAAAAAAGATTTTAATTTTTAAACGGGTTTTAAACGCCACTACGAGGATTTTTCAAATGATTACAAACCAAGATTTACTAAAAGAGATAAGTGAAAATGAACTTATCGAGCTATCTGATTTAAATGCAAAGAATGAATTAGATCAAACAGTAATTGAAGATGCAATAAATGATGCAATCTCTTTTATTGAATCTTTCATAGTACAACCAGAGAATCCAACACCATTATTAAAAAAGATTTTAGTTAATTTAACTATCTATGAACTAAGACGAAAAAATGGTTTAGTAAGTGATAGCGACAAAGAGTTAAAAAAAGAGAATGAAGCTTACTTAGTAAAAATGAGTACAGGAAGATTAAAAGTTGAAGTTACACATAACTCAACTGCATCAGTTCCCTTTGAAAATAAATCCTTTGCATTTAGACATAGACAAAATAAAAAAGTAAGAACAGAAGGTTTTAGATAATGGCAAAATTAAGTAATGCAGATAGAAACAGACTCCTTGCAAGAAGTCTATTTGTAGATGCGAATCAAAGCTATATTCAAATTGCTGAAACTTTAGAAGTAAGTGATAAAACTATTGCTAACTATCAAAGTAAAGATAAAGCTCTAGGTTTTGATTGGCTAACACTGCGAGCTTCTAAACACATTCAAACTACTCAAACTACAAAAGAGAATATGTACTCTATGTTTACAGGCTATATGATGGATAGCTTAAAAGAGATAAGAGAAAATGAAAAGATGACAGCTGAAATAAAAGCTCAAATGATAGTAAGTTTAGGAGATAGTTTCTCTAAAATGGGGAAAGTAGCACGTCAAGAAGATCCTGAAGCTTATAAATTTGGAATCATTAAAATCACTATTCAAAAGATATTAGAAGCTTTAAAAAAGGAACTAGATACTTCAAATATGGAAAAAGTTCTTGAAGTAATTTATGAAATACAAGATGAGATAGCCGATGTCACTATTTGAAAAGAGTGATTTATTAGAGTTTCTAAATGAAACTTATACTTCAGCTTTAGATGATGGAAAAAGTAAAATAGGAGCTTTAAAGCTTACAAGAAAAGAGTATAAATCTTGGGTTAGTGACTTTAGTTCATCTTTAAAAGAACAAATCAAAGTAAATACCTTATTAGATCCAAATAAAAAACTTGAGAGAATTGATGAGCAAAAAAGTGATTTTCATTTCTTTAGAAAAACATACTTTCCGCACTACTTTACACTAGATGGTAAATCAAAACTTCAAGAAGAGCTAGAAAGCAGATACTACAAAATAATTGATAGATATAAACCTTTTGGGCTTAGATTTGCAATTGCAGCTCCAAGGGGATTTGGTAAATCAACAGATGTTTCAATTGCTTTTCCTATTTGGTGTATTGTAAATAACTTTAAACACTTTATTACTATTTTCTCAGATGCCATAGAACTAGCAGAAACTTTAGTGGAAGCAATCAAAGCAGAACTAGAAGAAAATGAAAGACTAAAAGCTGATTTTCCAGAGGCTTGTGGAATTGGAAAAGTTTGGAAAATTGGTGAGTTAGTATCAAAGAATAATGTAAAAATCAAAGCTTATGGTTCAGGAAAAAGAGTAAGGGGTGTTAAGCACGGAACTTTCAGACCTGATCTTACAATCATAGATGATTTAGAAAATGATACAAATGTAAGAAGCAGAAAACAAAGAGATAAGCTAGAAGAGTGGCTTGATGAAGCTGTTGAAAACTTAGGTTCAGTAGATGATAGTATGGACATTCTTTATATAGGAACTATTTTACATAGGGATTCAGTTCTTGCTAGAAAACTAAAACTAAAGTTTTGGAATCCTATTGTTTTTAGAGCCTTAGTTTCATATCCTATAAATATGCCTATGTGGGAAGAGTACACAAAAACATATAAATATGAAGGTGATACTCAAGCTAGAAACTATTATCTTGAAAACAAAGAGCTTATGGACGAAGGAGCTATTTTACTTTGGGATGCAGTTAACTTAGAATCTATTATGAGAAAAAGGGCTAAGAATCCAAGAGCCTTTCAAAAAGAGCAACAAAATAATCCAAATAGTGAAAACCAAAAGTTTGACTCAAGTAAATTTGCAAAAATAAACCCTACCCAAACGCCAAAACTTGATTATATCTATATGGCAGTTGATGCAAAAGGAGATAGTGATCAAGGGGATTTTTGTGGAAGAGTTGCAGGTGGACTAAGTCTAGCTACTCAAAAGCTTTATATCTTTTATACAAAACAAGCAAGAATCAAAGGTAAACCCGTAGTTGATGCAGTTGTAAAAAACTTAAAAGAGATAAATGTTTATATGTTAGGTGGAGATAAAAATGGTGGTTTTTATATGCTTCGAGATTGGATAAAAAGTGCTTGTTTTACTGAAAATGTAAAAGTTCCACTTATGAAATTCACCCATCATACAGGAAATAAAGAAGACCGTATGGGTGAACTAGAGTTTCCTTTAGATGATGGAGATATTATTTTTGTGGGAGATCATCCTGAGCTATTTAATCAAATGGACGACTTTCCTGAATCAGAGTTTGATGATTTACATGATGCACTTCAACAAGTATATGATATGAGCAGATTAAGAAGAATCAAAAAAGATGCCCAAAATGGGAAAAGAACAAATACAAGAGCTGGTTCTAGACATCAAAGACCAAGTAGAAATACAAGAGAAAAAAGAGGTAGAAGATAATGGGGAAAAATAAAAAAATAAAAGGAACAAGAGCAAAAGGTTCATTAATTCTAAATAATAAATCTGAAAACAAAAGAACTGCTGTGAAAATATCAACTTCTCAAAAAGATATTTTAAAATCACTGTTTGAGCTACCTGTACAAAATAGTTGGTTAAGTGAAGATGAGATAGATAAGATCTTAAGAGATTCTACTGTAGCTGCTGCAATTGGAAGTAGAAAAGCTTCAACTCTAAAAAAAGAGATACTAATTTCATCTGAAAATAAAGATATAAAAGATGAAATGGAAAAAGTATTTTCTTTTGATGTAATTGATTCTATGCTTGATATTCCATATTATGGTTTTGGAGTGTTTGAGTTAAACTGGTATGCAAATAAATCTTTTTTATTCCCAAACATTGAAGAGAGATTTTACAAAAACTTCATCCTAGAAAATAAGGTTTTAAAATTTAATGCAATAGGAATAGCAGAAGATATTCCACCTTTTAAAGCTGTTTATTCAACTTATAAAGCAAAACCAAACAAGCCTTATGGTCAACCATTATTTCATACTTTATTTTGGTTAATAGAATTTAAAAATGCTTCTTTACAGTTTTGGGTAGAACTACTTGAGAGATTTGGGACTCCTTGGGTTATTGCAAAAACAGAGGGTGACAAAGATATTCTAGCAGATGAAATTTATAACATGTTAGGTGGTGATGGAGCTGTGATTGATAGTGAAGATGCAATAGATATAAAAACAGCTACAGATAAAGGAAACTTCAAAGAACTTATAGAATATATTGATGATCAAATAAGAGAGATTATCTTAGGTGGAAATCTAACAGGAAATGTAAAAGGTGGTTCACAAGCTGCTGCTAATGTTCACAATGAAATTAGAGAAGATTTAGCTCAAGCTGATGAAAATATTGTAAATAAACTCATCAAAGACATTATTCAAAATTTCAAAGAACTAAATAATTTATCTTTAGAAATAACAGGAAAATTAAAAGATAAAGACGACCCAAACAAAGAACTTGCAGATAGAGATAAGATTATCTACGATATGGGTTATCAACCAACAAAAGAGTATATAGAAGAGACTTATAGTATTAAAGTAACTGAAATACAAAAAGATACAACAAAACCTATTACCAATAATACTGACATTTCCAGTGCTTCAGCACTCTCTTTGAGAAAAGCAAATTTATTAGCAATGAATAACCCTATTGCGATTGATGAACTAGATAGAAATATTCAAAACCTAGATTTAGAAAAGATAACACTTACATTTCAAAAGCAAATTTTACAAATTATAAACAAAAGTGACTCTTTTGAGGAGATGCTAGACACTCTTTTTAAAGCTTATCCAACCTTTGATACAAAGCTTTTAGAAGAAAGTTTATATAAAAACCTTACCCTTTCGCAGATTTTAGCAGCTGCTCAAATTGAGGATGAAAATCCAAATGGTTAAAATAGATTTTGAAGCTCAAAAAACTCCAGCTGCAGTATATGATTATTTAAAAAGTAAAGGTTTAAAACTAACTTTTAATTATGATGAGCTTTTAAAAGAGGCTCATGATAAAGCTTTTACCGTTGCCAAAATCACAAGAGCAGACCTATTAAATGATATTCATGAATCACTTACAAATGCCATGAAAAGTGGAGAAAACTTCAATACTTGGAAAAAGAATATTATCCCAACTTTAGAAAAAAAAGGTTGGTGGGGAGAAAAAGATATAGTAAATCCAGCAACAGGTGAAGTAAAAAAAATAGTAATAGACTCAAGAAGATTAAAAACTATCTACAGTACAAACATGAGAGTTGCATATCAAAAGTATAGATATAAGCAAATGATGGAACTGCCATTGTCAACCTATTGGATGTATAGAAGTGCTCTGCTTGAAAACACCAGGGACTCACATAGAAAACTTCATGGAACAGTTCTGCCAAGAGATAATGCTTTTTGGAATACAAACTATCCTCCAAATGATTGGAATTGCAAATGTACAGTTACAGCTCACAGCAAAAGAGACCTTGAAAGAAGAGGATTAAAAGTAGCAACTGGAGACATTGAAAATATCGCTTCAAGGGATTGGGCATACAATGTAGGTAAAACTTCAAATTTAGCTGCTATTTCGAAACTAAATTTAGATGATTCATTATCTTCTTTAACTACTATGAATAGTGTAAAAAATGAAGCTTTAAAAGACATGAGTGAAGTTGAACTAAAAGAAAGATTTTATAAAACTTTAGGTGTTGCACCAGGAACAGTTTTTATAGATAAAATAAATGATCCTATCATAATTGATGATAATCTATTTGAAGCAGCTTCAGGTCACACGAAAATAAAAAAAAGAGATAGACACTTATATCTTGATGAAATAGCCAAAACTATAAGTGACCCTGATGAGATATATCTTGAATCAAAAAGAGGAAATATATCAAAAGAAAACACAATATTTAAAAAGATGTTTAGATACATAGACGACAATGGAAAAAAAAGAGCAATAGTTGTTATATTTGAATATTTAGAGGATAAAACACAAGGTGTCACAGCGTACTACTTAGACAATGGAACTCAAGTAGAAAAAAGAAGAATAGAAAAGTTAGTTTACAAAAGAGAGTCGGATTAAGGCTACAGTTTGCGGGGCAGAGCCGACATGCCATTATCTGTAGTCCCATTTCTCTTTTTATACTCTAATTGTACCAAATAGGATAATTAAATGCAAGTAACATTAGAAATATTAGAATTACCAGCTATTAAAAGAAAACTTGAAGAAATAGGTCAAAATATCTCAAATACTTTTCCATTAATGAATGAAATGGGACAATACCTAGCAACCATAACAAGAGATAGTTTTGATGAAAAAAAAGACCCAAATGGAAGAAATTGGACTCCATTATCAAATGCAACTGTTCAAAAAAAACTAAAAAAAGGAAAACCTAATAAATTACTTTTTCAAGAAGGAGATTTACAAGATAGATTTATTTATCATATTGAAGAAAATGAAATAGCAATAGGAACAAATGCAAATAATGATGGTTTTTTATATCCAGCTGTTCATCAATTTGGAACAGATAATGCTTGGGGAAGAGGAATAAAAGTTGAGGCAAGAGCCTTTATGCCTATAACAATAGATGGAAAGCTTTATGATGATGTGGAAAATGAATTAGAAAGGATTGTTGTAGATTTTGTAGAGAGTGCTTTAGAATAAACTACCAGGCTCTCTTAAATGTTTTGTGATAAGTAAGATTTGTGCTTCACTTAAATCATAAGTTTTTGCAAGCTTTTTAGTAAGTCTTTTTTCACCTTGTCTTTTTTTATATTCAGTACAAATTTCATCATTTCGGATAGTTGTTTTATATGAAGGTATATACAAAGAAGAACCTCCATGTTCTTTTATTACATCTTCAATTGTACTTTCAGGTTTTTTTACAAAGTTAAAAAACTCTTGGAATAAATCATAATTTGTAATTGTTGCCATTTTTAACCTCCATAAAATAATGGATTATATCCAAATAAATAACATTTTGCAATATATAACTAGAATTATATTTCTAAGTGAAATTAAAAAACTAAAATATTTCATATTAATATTAAAGTTTTTCTAAGCATTCCCGTAGCCCTGAAATAGTATCAGATACAATATAATGATCTTCAGCAAGTTTATATAATTCATTAAGTATTTTTTCTCCATATGGTTCTTTTAGAGGATTAAGATTTACTTTTTTAGTAGCAGGCACTCTGAAATAACCTTTCAATAAATATTCTAAATCAACCATAACTTCTTCAACTTCACCATCTATAAGATAGTTCACTTTTCATACTTTCTCCTTTTTTATTATTTTATCCCATTTTTTCTAAAGCTATAATCACCTTTGTAGCTTCATGTTTTGTTAAGCTTTCCATTTCTTGCAATTTATGTCTTGTAATTCTCAATATAAAATTTGCTAAAGCTTTTTTGTCTTTATCTCTTGCCTTTTTACTCCATAATTCATATATTTTATGTTCTTGTGCCTCAGTTGCTTTTTCAATAGGAATATCACTTACATTTCTATTGCAAAAATCTAAAAGTAGTTTTAATTCATCTATACTTAGCTTTGTTGTACTATCAGCTCCAAAACGACTAAGCATAAACTCTTTTCGCATTTCATCATCTATAAAAACATTATGTTTAACTATTTGGATTTTTTGAATAAGTCTTTTTTTATAAGATTGTTGTTTGTTTATCATAGTTTTTCCTTTTTCTATACAACCTTTACAACCTATACAACCCCTATATTATAAGCCTTTGTTTGTGGTAGTTGTAGTGGTTGTAGCGGTTGTGTTAAATTAAAGTATAAGTTATAGGTTTACCTTTTTTTTCTTGGTATTTACTCCAAAATTTATCGGTAAATTTATCTAAAGTATCTCGTGCTGTTTTATCTGTTTTTTCATATCCGATTTGATTTAAAAGTTCAGTTTGTCCTAATCCATCAGGATTTTTATTTAGAATTTCTTTTGCTTTATTTACAAAGCTTTCTTCATATTCACTCATATTTGAAAAAACTGGATCTATATCTTTTAAGTCTAAAGTTATAGTATCAACTGCAAAGCCACAATCAGATATCGCATCTCTATCATTTTCAACTCTTAAACTCCATTGTAACTCATTTCCTAATCTTACTTTTTGTTTAAATTCATAAACATTATCAGCACTTTTTGCAAATTCACTACTTCCATCTATAACTTTTCCATTTTTTGTTGCATGATGTATTAATAATACAGTTCCACCAGAGTCTCTTATATCTTTCATATTCTGCATAAAAGATTTTGCTTTAGTGTCATTATGAATATTATCAACAAAATCTCTTGTACTATCAATAACAAAAATACAATCTTTATAATTTTGCCCAAAAGCATTTTTAATAATTTCACTCAAGAAACCCTCAGGAGTTAGACCCACTTTACCTTTATTAAAATATTTAATATTTTTATGTTCTTCAATAAGCCAATTAACTCCTCGTTCTTTTAATTGTCTTTTTGGGTTATCAAAATCAATATAATAAATCTTTTTTATTTTTGTTGCTAAAAGTTTACTAACTGCTAACATGAACCAAGTTTTACCTTGACTTGGAGGACCATATATCATAGTAATAGCTTCAGCAACCAAAAAATCTTTTATATAAAATACTGTTTCTTCATCATTTAAATCATTCGGTGTTAAAGCCATATTTTCAAAGCTAAACATTATGCACCTCTTACTTTCTCTAATTTTTCTTTTAACCAGTTTTCTAATTTTTCTTTATCCCTTAGAGATACTCTCTCAAGCAAAATATCAAAGTCATGTTTTTGGCTAGTTCTTCCATATCTAAACTCAATAAAAAGCACTTTTAAAAGCCATTTATTTAATCTATCTTTATCATCTGTTTTTACTATTTTGTTAAAAATAGTTTTGAAACTCAGGGAACTTATCATAAGTACTTATATGTACTTGGATATTTCTATAAGCTTCATCTAGTTTCTCATCACCTGTATTAACTGTTAATATGTTCATCTTTTCTTCCTTTCGTCACGTAACCATCTTTCAAGCTTATTATTTTCAGACTCTAAGAATTCTGCTCTTTCTTCTAATACTCTTATTTTATTATTTGCTTTTGTTAGCCCATCAATAGCTCTTATGTACATTTCCCATATTTCTTTTATTGCTAATGTTTTTAACATTTCTTCATCTTCTATAATCTCACTCATTTTTACTCCTCCTAATAATCTCAATAGAACAGCTCGTAAGCTGCTCTATGAGATCACTTAACCTCTTGGTAAATCTTTAAATTTTTTCTATCACCAAAAAACTCTTCATCATTTTTGATAAACTCTTTTGCCTCTTGTAGTGTTTCTTCTACACCTACTATGCAAAAGGTAGTTTCATCCTCAACATTAATAATTAAAAATTCATTCATCTCATCCTCCACCAATTATAAAATCTACCTACCAAATAGCTTCTACTGTAGCTAAAACCAAACATAGTGAAAACAACTATCACACTTTGTAATTCAGGGCTTAAATCTTTTATAAGAGGAAGTAATATCCTCATAACAATAAGCCCTATTAATATTCCTAACACACTATTTATGAGTGCTTCATTGTGTGTATCTCTTTTAGAACGCATTCATCCCCTCATTTTGATGAGTACTTTTTAAAAAAATGCAAAAATCTTCTTTTATCTTTTTTACTGTATTAAGAGATTCTTTTATGTTCATATTTTTTGTTTCAGCATACTTTGTTTCAATTTTTTGCAAGAGAGAGTCAATGTCTTTAAGTGAAATACAATTACAAGTTTTAAATATTTCTAAAGAATCACATCTTTTTATTTTTAATTTTTTCTTTGTAAAATTCAATCTATATTTCTTAAAAAGCCTATTAACAGCTGTTCTTTGGTTTTCAGTAAAAACCCTTCTTATTGGGATTAATTTTGTTTCAAACATATTACTATCCTTTCAGTACCTCATTTCGACGAGTAATCTTTCACAACAGTAAAACCATTGTCTTTTAACTCTTGTAAGGCTTCTTGCTCTTTTTCTTCATATTTTTTATTCTCGTCAGATTGGGGTATCATTCTCTACCATCGCTTTCATAACCAGCTATTTTATAAATATGCCTTGTATCATCAACTTTAAATTTTACACTACTGGTATTTCCCAGCATATCTCTAAATCCCTCAGGAATTCCATTTTTATGCATCTCTTTAGCAAGACTAATATTAGAATCTAAAAAACTATTTGTTTCATTAGTATCAAGCCAATCAACAGCTTGATTTAATACCTCTTCAACACTATCACCTGTAAAAACTACAACTTCATCAAGGACAAGTCTATACTTGCCCTTTTTACATTGCAAATCAAAGTTATTGCAATCTGCTTTTAAAATTTCAAATAGTTCTTCTATCATTACCATTCCTCCTCACTATCATCCTCGTCTGACATTTCAAAATCAGGACAATCTTTTATTTCATCATCAAGATAATTTCCATAAGCCTTACACTCAAAAGTTCCATCTGTAAAATCACTTCCTTTATATTTACAGTTGTAGCAACAGTTTGTTGCTATTCTTATCATAGTTCCCATCTTTTAGCCTCTTCTAGCTTTCTATACACAGCAGGGAAGATAAACTTCTTGTGGATTCATTTCAAAGCCTTTAAGTACTCCAAGCTTTCTGCTATTGCTTCACAAAATCCTGCTGTAAGACTTCCTTGATTAAAACATAGTTCCCCATTTATAAGTTCATCATCGTTATCTATAAAAAAAGGTTCTGTTATTATGCAAGGAGCATTTGTATATCTAAGCATATAACCACCTCTATCTTCAGCTGTTTTAGGTTTTATACCTCTATCTTTATTTTTTAAAACTGCTAATATATTTTTTTGAAAAATAGTAGCTATAGCTTTACCTTTTATAGATTTGTGATAATAAAGTGTTTCACAACCATTTGCTTGTTTATTAAAAGCATTACAATGTAACTCTATTACCAAATCAGGTTTTTGAGCATTTACTTCATTTGGTAAGTTCTGTAAAGTTGTTTCTCTATACATAACAACTATTTCATGCTGGTCAAAATTAAACAAATTCCCAAAATTATGCTCAATATCATGTGCAAGTTTTTGATTAAATTCAAACTCTGTAGTTCCATAAGTGCTATTCATAGCACCTTTAGATCTTTCTTGATGTCCTATTACTACTGCTACTTTCATTATTTCTCTCCTATATTATTTCCTGCTTCTTGCCAACATTTTTCCTCTTCTTTTGCATAGGATAAAGCTTCATCAATACTTTTACCCTCATCAAATAATTTTCTCCAGTAATAATCATCTTCAGACTCAATAAATACGAATTTATTTCCTCTTCTTAAAAGATTTCTTTTCCATTTTATAAACTCAATACTCTTTTGTATTACAGTATCTTGTATAGGAAGAGCTGCAAGATCTAAAATAATTCCTTCCCACATTCCATCTAGTTTTAATTCTTCTTTTTGTCTAAGATTTATGTAAGATTTTGTACCCGTAGTAATTCTTGCACTTTGTAATAGTTCAACTCCTTCTTTCCAAAATGGATGTTCAAATCCCCAATTTATAAGTTTCTGAATATCTCTATCATCATATTTCCCATTTTTAGGCTCTAATGCACCTAAAACAATAGTTTTTATATCATTGTCTTCAATATCTTTTATTTTCAAATTTGCGTATTGAAGAAACTTTTCTTTTGCAAGTTCGACTTTCACTTGGTTATAGTCAATAAGATTATTTACAGAAATTTTAAATTCTTTCGTTCCATTAAAAGACTTTAAAGTTATTCTTTCTGTTTTTCCTTTTAATCTTTCGATGTTATATTCTTCTCTTAGATTGTCTAAAAAAGCGTAACATTCACTATAAACAAAATCTTTATATTCCAAAATGGCAGCTTGAAGTTTCAAACCTTTAGCATGGATTTTTTCCACAAGTTCATCTTCTAGTTGTTCATCTATATCTATCCTTGCAGGATGTTTATATTCACCTGTTTTATCCTGCCACCAACCCTTATCATCTACAATTGGCATATATTCTCCTTATAATTTATTTTTTTGAGTACTCAATAAAGCTATCTTTTTCTAAGATAGCTCTATGAATACTCTTCATATTCATCTCCACCAAATGGATATTCTTTAGAACTTTTTTCATTTGCTTTTTGAGCAAGTACTCGTATATTTTCTCTTTGATCTACGATACTTAAACCCATAAATAACGCTAAAGTTCTACATATATATTCAGCTTTTTCTTCATCTACTTGTATTCCAACCTCTCCATGTTTTACAATAAACATCTTTTTATCTTCAACATTCACCCTTTTTACACGAATTGCACTCATTTCACATCCTCCTTGAAAGGTATTTTGTTTTTATCTTTTCTTTTATTTCCTGCAACCTCTGCAGCAACATAACCACATATAAACCATAAAAAGCAAACCAATAAAATCACTGCTATCTTCATCACAAACACTCCCTAATTTTTTTATAAATTAGGTGTGGAGCAGGGTATTTATTGTGCAAAACCTGATTTATAGTTGTTTTAGATAACTCTAATCTTTTTGCCACATCGCCTTGCGACATTACTTTTAAAGCATTTAGTAGTATTTTTCTAGCTGCAATATCTGTTTTAATTCCTGTTGTTGTACAATAAACTTCTTTGCTATTTATAATAGGAGCTGTTAAGATATTTTCTTTCGCAAGGAATACAAAAGTTGCTTCAAACAAAACTTTTCTAGCTTTTGTTTCATCAGCTCCTCTTCTTTGTATATATCCAGCAACTTCTAGCGGATAAATTATTGCTCTAATCGTATGCTCTTTAATATCCAAGATACTTTGCATATCTTTTACTTTAAAAAGTTTGTTACGTCGCATATAGTCCCAAACCCTTTGTTTCACACTTCTTTTTCCTGCAAAAGTTGTTTTTGCAATTCTTTTTCTAGGTTTTCGTTTTTTCTCTTCCATTACTCAACTCCTAAATCCTTGTAAGTTCGTAAATTCACACTTTCAATATCTTTTAGTAAACAAAGCTCTTCAAGTGCCTCAATCTTTCTTTTTATTTGTCTTAAATTTCCATATTTTTTATCAAAATGTGCTACTAAATCATTTTCGATTTTCACCTCAGATAACTCACAAAAGGCTTTTATATCTTCTAAAGTCATTTTTTCAAGCTTATGCAGTCTTAATCGGCTATAATAGTGTCCATATTTAGCCCATTTAACAGCACTTTGCTCCATACCTATAAAGATAATTACGCAAGAGGTTTGGTCTGTTAAATCTCTAAATACTTCTAGAAGTTCGTGTTTTGCGCCAGTCAGAAGTTTATCAACTTCATCAACTATCATTATTCTGTCTTCAAGTCTTAGTCTCTCTTTTATTTGCTCACTTGTCTCTGTTATTTTTCCACTATCAACGCCAAGCTCAACGCCAATTTTTTTAATCAAGAAACTTTTGGTCCAAACTTCCTCAGCTCTTAAAAAGATTATATTTTTAGGTTCATTTGCTGCTATTTTTTCAATAGTCCAAGTCTTACCAATCCCAAAACCACCATGTAAAAGAGCCATTCTTGCACTATTAAACTCTTCAATCTCTTCATTTTTAAGAGCATCTAACACCTCTCTTACTTTCTTAAAATTTGCTGTTTCTATAAAACCATGTTTCATTATGCCAATCTCCTTTTTTCATATTTTTCAAAAGCTCTTTTGTAGCTATCAGGCTTAAGCTCTTTTAATTTTTTATCTTTCTCATTCCACTCATTTTTCTCTAAGCACCATAAAAATCTATCTTCATAGGTTTCAAACTCAGGTCTTCTGCCCTCAAGTACTTTTTTAGGCTTACCATCTTCATCTTTGTTTTTAAAGTCATAGTGTTTGCTTGTTTCAAGTTCTGCTTTATCTTGCTCTTGTAGTTTATGCGACTCATTTAGTAGCATAGTTGTTACCGTAGTTCGTTTTGTTGTTGCAAGGGTATAACTTATTTCATATTTTTCTTTTGCTTTTATCACATCAATCAAAGTAGGGTCATCTGCTTCCTCAGCCATCTTAATAGCCTTATTAAACTGTTGTACTATTTTGTTTTGTTGTTTTCTAGCACTTGCAGCAGTTTCTCTACTTATTCCGTAGTACTCTAAATCTATTGCTTTACAAATAAGCTGCATAGTTTCAGGATCATAAGCTATTACTTCACCTAAGTTATCATTTGTCATAACTTTTACAGTTTTACCCATATAGTTAAATAACTCATCATGCCAATAGGTACAGTTATCCATCCTAATACCTTTTTTACCAACTTTAGCTTTGTAACTTTTACCAAGTAGTAAATCAAGCATTCTCTCATCGCCTATACTTTGCACAGGTGTAGGATAAGAGTTCCAAGCATTAATCGGAGATTTATTTAATCCACCATGTTCTTTTTGTTCATATATTCTCTCAGTCCAAAGATCTATTATCTCTTGTAACTCATCTTTATATAAAGCTATATTTATATCTATTCCTATATTCTCTTTTTTTATCCTCCAAAGTTCCCTAAAAGCATCCTCTTCATCTTTGTTTTTTATCTCTTCATTTGCCTTTTTTATAGACATAATCTTATGTGCAAAACTCTCTCTAGCTTTTATTTCGCTATTCATTGCAACATTGTGTCCTATAAAAGCAGGTATGTATCTAAACAATCCCCTTGCTAGTGTTCCAAACATCCTTTCAATAAAAGGTTTTTTATCCCCACTAAAAGGAGGTGTTGTATGCACCATAATCTCAAGATTTGCACAAACACTTGCAAAATGATTAGAAATAAACTCTTTTCCATTATCTATTACTATATTTTCAGGTATTCCAAACTTCAAAATCCCAGCTCTTAAAAGTCTTGTTACAGCAAAAACACTATTCGAATCTTCAACTTTAAATATAGGTCTTCTAGTTGCTATATCAATAAGTCCTAAAATCGTGTATCTTTTCCCATCTTTACATATAACATCTGCAGGTGTTGCATCAAACTCCCAGAAATGGTTTCTATAAAGTGCTTTTTCACTCTCATTTCCTAATGCAATAAGGAAGTAGTTCTTCCACTTATCTGGACTTTTAGAAAACATAAACAACTGTGGATTTGCTTTTTTCCATCTCTTATAAAAATTGTTTAATGCATCATACGAGGGCATAGTAGAACCAAAATGACTACACATAAGAAGATGAATAGTCCTTATTATCGGATGCGATTGTTTTAAAAAGTATCGCTCTGCCATTTGCTGTTGTTCTATTGTAAGAGCAGTTGTATTTTTCTCTTTGCCTCTACCATCAACAAAGGCTTCCACTAGATTCTCACCCTTTGCTTTAGCTTCTTTGTATGTTCTTATCCAGTCATTTAGTTGCTTCAAAGATATATTTCCCAAAATATCAAACTCAATTGAGTTTTTAAGGGTGTTTTCTATAAATTTGCCCTGCGATACACTTATATCTTTTTTAAAGTAGAACTCTATAAATTTAAGCTTTTTTAAGGCTTTTTCTTGCTTTTCACTACTTGCAAGAAGATATTTTTTTGTAAAAGCTTTAAAATTTGTTTTAGAAATGTTAGTAACTTTTTCTTCCTCTTTTACAATTCCTAGCTCTTTAAGCTTTTCTTTGTAGCGTTCAGGTAAATCATCATATTTATAGTGTTTTACAGGTTTTGTACTTGTATCTAGTTTTTTAGATTCAAAGGGGATGTTTTTTAGAGCTTTAGAAAGTGCCATTTTTGTTAGATTTAATTTTTCAATCAAATCTTTAGCTGTAAACTCCATATCAATTCTCCTCTTTTTCTTCCTTTTTTATCCAAGGCAATTTTCCAGCCCAAACACCATCTTTTTTAAGCTGTGCTATTATTTTTCCAACAGTGCTATTTTCATCTTTTACATTTTTACCTGTAACTCTTCTATTCATCAGTTTAGAAAACATTGTTTTATCAAGATTGTATTTCTCTACATATTTACCATCACTAAACATAAGTGAATCAAACCTAGCTCTTAACAAAGGAACAGTTTTATTTTTTTTATTTGAATCTCGAACTCTTATCATCCTAAAATTTAGATCTATTTTTTCATTCAT